AAATAGCCAGGATTTCTCCTGGCTGGCCGATAATTTAGTGAGCAATTTGGCTCAATTACGAAATGAGTTGATCATATCCGAGAGCAACCATCCGCTGTGCCAGCATAGTTCCCAGAGCGGTATAACCATACTGATTTAGATGCGTGGAATCATGACGCAGAGATGTTGGTACCGTTCCGTTGCCGATATCCGTTGTGTCCTGCGCTGTTGGCTCTAATCCAGCGGCGGCTAATCCGTAGTTGACCAGCATTTGTCGAGAATGGAAAAACTTGTTACCATACTTTGATAGTGCTTTGCTTGTGCTGTCCCATATTGCGCCGCTGCCTACAGTCATACCTAAAACAAGATAATTACGGTTGATAAGTTTAGCAATCATACTGTCAATAATTACCGTTATCAACTGCGTAGCAAGACTATAGGTAGATGTGCCAAGGTCTGTTCCGTTTGTCCCGACCAGAAAACAAGTGATTTTTGATTTTTGCTCATGGCCAGCCGCTGACGCGATTATTGGAATAGCCGATGCTGGACCAGCATATCCGGAAATAGTGTATTCCGTTGTGCCGGAATTATAAGTCAGTATCGCCTCGTATCCGTTGATGTTAAGCGGGTTCAGCGAATTGCCGTTTACTTGTTTAGCAACATGAATCGGTGCTCCCCAAATATCTACAAGTTGATCGTATGTATATGTTCCATTTATATCTCCTGCCGGAATCAAGATGTTGTTGCCGCCCTGTCTAAAAGCGATTTCATTTGTTGTTTCACCACCTGCTCCAAAGTTCTTATGGCTTGCTTCGAAGATGTTGGCGACAACTTTTGGATAAGTCACGCCAGATGCATCCTGATTCCCAACCGTCAAGCTGTCACCCCAAAAAATCATATCAGCATCATATGCTATAGTATCAGCCTGAACCTTATCAACAAATGTCCCTATCGTATATGGCACTGTACATGTAGGAATAGTAACGACCGACCCAGGATAGAAATTAATCGCAAGATACTTATCCCCTTCGGCAACGGTTATTGTATCGGTATATGCCGTAATCGTCCAGCCAGGATTTCCTTTGGTAGAATATCTCACTATTGTATCTGACGCATCGAATGTGCCTAATGTGCCGATTGACCACAATACACCAGACCCGTAGCATACACCGGCAACGTCCAGTGTTCTGCCAACATAATCCCGAATGTCAAAAACATAAACATCAAAATCTTGACCAGTTGCAGCAGCCAATAGTCCGGTCGTGCCTAAATATTTTTGATCAAACATGGCAAACGATTCGGTTGATGTGATTCCGGTTGTTTCCGACTCAATTTGGGCCAATTGGCTACCAGCCTGTTGAAACGCAGCGCCGATTTTGTCGGTCGTCCAGAAGCCCCCAGCGTCACCTATCGGCAGATCATCAACCTGTGCAGCTGTCGGCACGGCTATTTTCGAACCATTGCCAGCGATCAGGCCGGTCATGCCTGTGTTGGTCGATCCGGCTGTAATAGTGCCAGCGTCGCCGGTGTCGCCCTTGCTTGCGATCAGCGACCAGTAGTTGGTGTCCGTCGGAAGGTGATTGGTCGAGTTGGTATGGCAGATATACGAGGATCCTCCATAGCTGACTTTCTCACCTACCAGATAAGCATGCCCTGCATCATATGATGGGTGCCATGCCGCCCTGGCCGCCTCTGCCGTGCCCCTGGCTCCCTCAGCTGATACACGAGCTTGCTCAGCGCTGACGCGGTTTCCTTCTGCTGATACCCTGCCCTGCTCGGCAGATACTCGGTTGCCCTCAACCGTCACACGGCCCTGCTCTGCGGTAACGCGATCGGCCTCAGCCTTGACCCGTCCACTGGCCACCGTGCCCTCTGCGGTCACCCTGGCCGCCTCTGCAATGACTCGAGCTGATTCTGCGATTACACGCAGCGCCTCAGCTGATGCTACCGCTGTGACCCAAGCAGGGTATGACACGATCGCTGTGGACTGCGTTGTCCCGGCCGGCACTCGGATCCCTCGGAAGATGATCAGCAGCGGGGTAAACTGAACTAATCCATCAATGATCGAGACATAGCACAGAAGGTGGCCAGCCTGGGCATACAGGGCCTGGTCCAGGATATAGGTGATTTTGTTTCCGGATATAGCCACGCCATCACCTGTTGTCCGATCTGCGTAGGTTGTCCCGTTCGGGAAAACAAAATGCAGCTGACAGGATCCAGTGATGGCCGTCACGTCATCATATGTGATCTCGAGCGTGTAGGCGCCGTCATCACCAGCTGTCAGAGGATCATCGATGTATGCCTCAGGAGTTGTCGATTTAACCAGCAGGGCCAGAGTAGATCCGTTTAATGCCATATGTCATCTTCCTTTCAGGACCATCTCGAACAGAATTTCCGTGTCGAATTGATCCACAACAAAATCATGGTTCACGTCCGCGACGATCCGCTGCAGCCAGTTAAGCCGGCCGGTAAAGATCTGATGCACGTCGGCGCTGTTCAGCCGGCCGTCGAAGTTGACATCTCCGGTCGGCCACAACAGGATAAACACCAGGGCAAGTAGAACTATAATCAAGGCGATTCTCATGGAGTCCTCCTAGTCAGCCAGGTAAGTGGTTAGCTGCGTACCAGACGGCAATGCCGCTTGCCATGTTCCCATCGTGTAGTCAGCGTCACCACCACCACCCTCGATGATGACGCGGGTATAGACGACCTTGTAATTGGCGATCGCCTGGACGTATAGTTCAATGATGGACATGCCAGCGGTTTGCGTGATGACCGCTTTGACGGAATCAACGCCAAGGCTCACTGGATTAGAAATATAAACTCGTCCATAGGGTTCATTCTCTATCGCTAATTGTTGAATGGCCTCAAGCAAAACGGTCGCCTGGTATGCCGCGCCGGCAGTAGACGGTGACCCGACTATCTCCATTTTCACGGCCTTTGTCTGATATTGAGCGTCGAACGATATTTGAGCAACTTTGAGCCAGTAGGTTGAGTTCGCCCCGGCAGATGCGGATGTGCGCATCCTGATGTCCGGGATTGCCTCCAATGTTTCGCCGTAATCCTCAGACCATTTCAGCCCGTCATACCTCATTAACAGAGCGCTGCCGCTATTGATAATCCTGTCGCTGGTCAATGAGTAAGCTGCCATTTCCGCGATGTCGGCAGAGTTGATGGTGCCACTATGATTGAAGTCCATTCTCGCAACAGGATACCCGGCTGGCCACGCGACACCCGGAGCGATGTCGTTCTCAAACATATAATCGAACATCATTTTGATATCTTCCCAGTCAACACGGCCGTCTTCATTGACGTCATATTTACTGGTTACCAGGATATTCGGTCCGCTAAAACCGGTGTCGTCAGTCACATATATGCAATCGTCACCATCAATGGTCAGTTTGAACGGATTGGCCGGTGACATCTCGACGCGCACGTCTTTGCTGTCAATCACTGCGGTCTGGACAATCTCAGGCGTTTCAAGATCAAACCAGGTTGACCCATCGACCGACGTGATTTTGCCATTAACGACCAGTGTGCCAGCAACGGCTTGACGGATCAGCCAGTCATCAAAGTACCATGTGCCTGTCGTGCTGGTCGCAGCGACTTGAATCAGTGCACGCATATACTTTACATTATCTGGAATTGTCACAAGCCGTTCCACCTTTGTCCAGGTAGACGTTGCCGGCGATGTTGTACCACTAGACAAAATATAAGCGCCGTCTTTGTCGTAATAATACACGCCGGGTGCAGTACACGATCCGTTTGCTGATGCGGATTTGTACCAGACGCTTATCAAATATTGCTCGCCCGGTACGACCTCGATGCTTTGCGTTGCGTAAGCACGTAGCAATGTCCCGTTTGCCGCAAACGACAGACTGTAATTGCCCGAGTACGACGTATTGGACAACACTGGCACAGCACCTGCTATACCGCTCCACCCGTCAAGCCCCAACTCGTAACCTGGGTTCTCCAGCATGTTGTCGAAGTTCCCGACACGCAATTTGGCCGTTGTGATTGAGTTTGCCCCGATACGGTCCGCAGAAACGGTTCCGGCATTTAGCCAGTTGGCATTGACACCAATGGCTGTTAGCACACGAGCCAGGATATTTCCTGTTACATCGATGCCGTTCCAAGTATCACCGCCATCTGCAGAATAGGTGAAAGTGGTTGCAGTCTGCTTCCAGATATAAGTGCTGTCCGCATAAAGCGGTGCATCGTGCTGATAGTAGATAACGGATCCATCAGGCAGGATGTCGCTTGATGAGTATAGCCCAACGGCCTGCGCAGAGAAGGCGTTGAGTTGAAGCATGGCCAGCTGGTATGTCGTCAATTTCTGGGTGGCTATTTGCTCCGCCTGGGCGATCGCTGACAACTGTTTCTCAGCTGCCGGCTTGTATTTTACCAGGGTAGCAGCACGGCCAACTGCAGACAGCCTGGAGTGGCCACGATAGGCGTAGTTGTGGGTCATGATATGTGTGTTGATTGTTGTGGCATCTGGCAGAACCAATGAGATGCAGTCACCTGCCAGATACGATGGATCCCCTTGCATGTCATAATCGAAAATGTAATAGCTGGATGCCCCGATATCGGCCCATATTCCGTCAAGAATATCCTGGATATCCTGGCCAAGCAGAAACGGATTTTCGGCAAGTGACAGGCAGTAGGTGTTTGTCCCAGCACGATATGTCGTCTGGGCATTGTTTACATCGATGGCCACATATTCGACACCAGTCAGATTGATCTGTACCGGATCGTAATGAAATGGGCTGTCTCTCAATGCCGGAGTGATCGTCGCTACAGGGGTTGTCCCATACCAAACGAACTCGAGCACGCCAGCCCGGGAAAAACGAGCTACCTTGCCGCAGATCATGGCCAGATAGCCGATCGCATCCCGGCAAGTCATTCTTGTGCTTTCAGGGATCCCCGTCAGCGTGATTGTGCTGTTTGTGCCAGTGATTCCAGTGGTTGTGATCCCGCAAGCCAGGCAGATATCGCTCAGCGCTTCACTGATCGTGCAGGGGAACGTGACACCGGCCAGATAGAAGGGACGCTCCGTCAGCACCATGCGGTCGTAGGCCTTGACAGGGATTGTTTTATGGCCGCGGGGGGCATGGACCACTATGAAGTAACCCAGGTCAACCCACTCACGTGCTGCCCCTACCATCAGCCCTACCTGGCCGCGCAGCTGGCTGTTCATGATAGCAACGTCATCCAACTCACCAGCGAGATTCAGTAATGTCAGATTAAGCTCTGACATTACTGTGGTCCCGATGGATAGCTCATTGCCGCCAGCTGTCGATTCGGAGTATTTCATGGATCCAGCCAGGATGTTGGCATCACCCAGGGTAGTGTTTGGCGTCCCATAAATGGTGAGTGATGCAGCATAATCCCGCGCCAGGGCAGCATTAGCTAGGATGGCCTTGTAACCGGCTGATGTAGGCATATTTATAGCTCCTCAAAAGTTATGTCGCATTCCCATAGATCGTCAGCAAGCATGTTTTCGTCACTCTCTCGAACCTTGAACGTGCCTGTCGCGGTTGTTCCCCTGCATTGATAAGTCATGGAAAACGACGCTGCAGAAATCAACACAAAGAACGCTGCATACGCTGTATCATCAAAAGTAAAATTAACCGAAATTGTCGCTTTACCGGCCCTTACTCTCTGATCCCACGACACACCTGTTTCAGAGACGCCAGACTCGGACACGACATCAGATTTTCGGACCTTGTAGGTGTTGATATACTCATCAAGCGTGGTTGTGCTAATGGTTAAAATGACCATGTTATCACCTACCTGTTTTTCTTGATGGAGTAATTGTCAGCAGCACTGGCGACTATCTCCTCGATCCGTTCATCTCCGACATACACCGGAATAATAATGGTTTCCGGACCGCTCCTTCTGGAATCGGACGACCGAGGCAGACTCATGGCAAAGCTATCCTTGATGGCCTTACGCGCCGTCTCAGCACTCATGGTGCTGGCGGAACTGCTCATAGCCTGTCTCTGCATCCTGGATATCATGTCGCCTGCAGAGGCGTGCTGCATTGCCCTGAAAGCCTTCTGCGAGGCCTCTACCGAAGCATCAGCCAGTATGTCGGCATTGGCATCAACACCAGCAGCTGCGCCGGCAGGGATCTGCTTGCCGATCTCATCGCGCATCTTTCGGCTGGGAGAGTGAATTCCAAGGAACTTCTTCACGCCCTCGACAGCCTTATTTGCTGCTTCTGTTGCAGCAGTGGCCAAGCTGCCGGCTGCATTCTTGACGCCATTCTTGATTCCGTCAATGATGCTTTTCCCCAGGGATGCCCAGTCGTAATTTGCAAAGGCGTCTTTGACTGCGGTAATGATTGAGGGTATAGTCATGACGATCTGAGGGATCGCCGAGACCAGACCCGTTATCAGTGCCATGATAATCTGAACGGCTGCATCGATGATCATGGGCAAATTATCGACGAGTATCTGAACGATGGTTGTAATAATCGTGGGCAGCATCTCGGTAAGCATTGGAATTGCCGAAACAATACCGTTGATCAGAGAAATCATTATCTGAACGGCTGCTTCAACTATCATTGGCAGGTTTTCAGTTAAAATGCTGATTATTGTCAAAATGATTGTTGGAAGCATGCTGATCAGCTGAGGGATTGCTGAAACTAGCCCATCAATAATGGCTATCAGTAGCTTTACGCCTGTTTCCAGTATGGCCTGCAAGTTGCTAATCAGCGTGTCAATTATGGTCGATATAATCGTTGGGATCATTTCGGCCAGAACCGGGATCGCTGAGGTCAGTCCGGAAACCAGCGCAAGTAAAATCTGGATTGCCGCATTGATGATCATCGGCAAGTTCTCATTCAGGATGGTTACTATGGTTGTTATCAGCGATGGGATATAGGCTACCAACGAAGGCAGCATCTGAGCAATACCCTGGATAATTGCCACCAGGATCTGCATGCCGGATTCCATGATGATCGGAAGATTTTCCATCAGTGTCTGAGTCATGGTCATGATGGCCAGCTGGATAGCCGGTATCAACTGAGGCAATGCCGCGGCGATGCCGGTGATCATGTTGGTGAGCAGGGTCATGCCAAGCTCAAACAGCAAAGGAGTGTTGGTCAAAATTACATCAGCCAGACTCGTGATAATTCCGAGACCAGCAGTCGAAAGCGTTGGCAGCTGATCCATCAGTGCATTTAGCAGCGTTGTGAGAAAACCACTTGCCATCTTGATGACTGCAGGCGCCTGTTTAGCAACACCGCTGATGATCTCGCCAACGACACCGCCAGCTGCATCGATCAGTCCAGGTATGCCGTCCTTGGCGAAGCCGTCGGTCAGCTTTCCGATCATGCCGATTGCTTCAGGCAGCAGCGTCTTCGTCATGGTGTCCGAGATCGGTTTTACGACCTCACCAACCAGGCTGTTCGCGTTATCCTTCAGCGTAGATATCAGGCCGTCAAACGTGGTGCTGGCGGTCTCCATGCCCTTGTAAAACTGACCGCCTTCGGATGTCGCTTTCTCGAATGCCGCGGTGACTTCGTCCGCAGAGATGGCACCTTTGGACATCCGCTTGGTCAGATCTTCCATTGACTCGCCGGTGGTTTCGGCGATGATTTTCAGCGGGTTGAAACCTGCCTCGATCATCATCTGCGCCGTTTCGCCGGTTAGCTTGCCCTGGGACTGAACCTTGCCGAAAGAGTTTGTCAGCCTGGTCAGCTTGTCAGCATTACCCAGAGACACGTCGCCAAGCATGGTCAGGATCTGAGTTGATTTCTCAGCCTCAACGCCGAAGGCCAGCAGCGTGGTTGTAGCGCTGGCCAGATCCGACATCTCGAACGGAGTCTTGGCACCAAGAACCTTGAGCTCGTTGACCTTAGCAATAGCAGCCTCTTCGGATCCCAGCATCGTGCTGAAATTCGCAGTGTACATCTCCATGGCTGCGTTGTACTTGACACCGGAAACGACAAGCGCACCCATGCCGGTCCCGACGGCCGCCAAGGCCCCCAGGGTGACGCCAGCCATCGCTTTGGCTGCACCGCCGACAACACCGAAGCCCTTTGACGCAAAGCCGCCTAGACCGCTGAGACCCTTCTTAAAACCGCCTTGGTCTAGTTCTGTCCCGATCTTGACTGTACCGTCGTTGGCCAATGAGCTCACCTACCTTTATCAGCAAATAAAATCATCGGCACTACGGCACTACTTGATTTTAATCTCAAATTCTTTTTTACAGTTTTTACCTTTGCATCGGACGTAAAGCCCTTTGCACTGGCTGGATTCGTCATACTCGATCGGCATCAGATAGCCGCAGTATGGGCACTTAACTTTTTTTCGCATTCTGTGCCTCTTTCGCCCGGCGCTGGACGTACTTTTGCATATCCATGTCACGCTTCGCGAGCTTCATCTTGTCATCAGCTGCCGTATCAACATCCAGGGCATATAGTTTTTTCATCTCATTGAAAAAGGATTTTTGTTCCTTCTGCATCCCTGAAGTTGAGGTAACCCGATAACCCATGATCTTTGAGATTCTCAGGTTTTCGTCCAGGCTTTCAAACATGGCCTTGAATTTCCACCAGTGCAGATCCGTGTTGGCCAGATCCTGCAGATCAAGCCGGTACTGTGTCCGGAAGGCAGAATATATAAAGGGCGCGTCTTGCTCAAAACAGTAACACCGCTTGAGTGACGCGCCCCCCTTTCCTTTTCCGGCCAGATCCTTCCTATCGGCCTTGCCACCACGATAAAACCACATCATCTTTTCAAACGCCAGCTCCGGATCATCCGGCAGGTTGTCGCCGTAGAACAGGCTCAAGGCATTCAGGACACGTTGTTCATCAGATAGCTTCTGATCGAAAATGCAGATTTCAATCAAGATAAATGTTCGGAATCCCCAGTTGATTTGATACGTCTTGCCGACGATATTGACCGTCGTTGGCAGCTCATCAATGAGGATGTTCATTTACCTCACCCGTTTAACGTCGTACTTCGAAAGCAGCTGCCCTTTCGCCTTTCCGATTTCCTCGCAGAATGCATAATACGCATCCGACGCGGTAACCGAGTTCTTGCAGCTCCCGATCACATCCACGCCTGTGGCTGTGATGAAAAACTCTTTGAACATGGCAATGAAGGCCCTATTGACCTCCGACATCTTGTTCCCGGCAGTCACCGCTTTGATCTTGTCCTCGGACTTGCTAAGGTCCTCGACGGCCTTTTCAAAAGCTTCCGCCTGGTCGACATCATGAATGTCGAACTCGAATTCGACCTGGTTGATTTTCATCTTGGGCATAATCGATCTCCTGTTCTAGCCTACAATCAGGCTACTGTCGTGAAGTCCTTGGCTACATCATCGAGGACCTGACCGTACACGTCTGTGACACCGTTGACAGCAACGATATACTGGGTCAAGGCCGCAAGCGTGGCGGACGGATTGATTGTCAGGATCTTCTTCGTGGCATCCCACGCCTGCACGCACGCGACGATGTCGCCGGTAAGCGCTGCGATGAGCGACACGAAGCTGGAAGCGATGGCGTTGTTGAATGTCAGGACGATGTTTCCGGCTCTGGCGGCATCAGTGGCGCCATCAGCAGGAACGATCGAAGACAATGCAACTGCGGCGACTGAACCAGGTGTCCAGGCATAAACAGCCGGAGCGGATCCGATCTTTTTGAGTTCGATATCGACAGCTGAGGCCTCACCTGCATTGCCGGCGCCCTCAGAGTTGACGATGATCGAAACCTGGCCGGTCTCGCCGACACCTGTCAGCATGTTGAAATAGACATAGTTGGTCACGCATGCGCTTCCTTTGCCCTGAGAGCGCAGGATATTGAGCATGTAGTCCTGGGCAGCATCGCCAATGTAGCGATCGCCAGAAACCTTGAACGTGCGCTGGTTGCCCGTCTTGATGGACGACTGGCCGGCGCGGATATAGTTCTTCTCGGTCATGATCGGGTTCAGCTGCGCATCAAGACCCTCGATGCCAAGCTGAACGACCGCATAGGCCGGGATTGCTGTCGGAGTAACGTTTGTCGGATCGAGATCGATCGCAAAGACCATGTCATCGTTGGTTGACCAGCCCGTGTACGACGGATCCGGAGTTACTCCCGTCATGAGTGTGCTAAGAAGCATTTGTTAACCCTCCTCGTAGTAGGTTACTTTGCACTGCAGCATGTATTTTGCAGTGCTGGTTTCAAGGTTGATGTCGGCCAGGTTTGGCATGTTCTGCAATGACTCGATTTTCTGGACTTGACACAAGCTTCCAAAATCAGGGAATATCTTTGCCTTGTTCTGCGCATCGATCCAGTCACCGAAAGCTTGCGCCATATTGATGGCCAACAGATTCAGATCGTCCGTTTGCTCCGAAAATGACTTTGTTATCAGGATAGCGAATCCGTACTCTTTGACACCCGCATTTCTGGTGTATCGCTTGACGTACTTGTTCGAGTACTGAGTAACGAAAGAGATTGTTTCCGGAGTTCCCGTTGAGACATTGAAATTCAGGACATTACCGACCACTGCCAAAACCTGCGGCTCAATATAAGCTTTCATGATGTCGTGTTTTGTGCTCATAATCAGCCACCTTTCATCCTGATATAGTTCTGGACAGCCTTTACCAGCTCTTCACCTCTAGCCGTGGCCATGGCCTTGTCCCAGTACGATGTAGCTGTAGGCTTGGTGTAATTTAGGTCCCTATTTGTTGGAACCTTATACTCACCGTGCGAAAACGAAGATCCAGTCTTGCTGGATACCATCAGCTTACCGTGATACTGAAATCGGGCATACGGCACGAGATAATGGACTATCCCCTGGCCATTTTCGACATAAGTCCGGACATTTTTAACCAGGATATGATTTCTCTCCGGAACATACGGCTGCATCAGCCTGCGGGCTTCGTTCGCCATGAACAACTGAGCCATGTCGCCGCCGGTTGTCTCTTCGATAATCTGCTTTTCTGGCTTGTTGAACGTGAAACTGATCTTGTTGCCCATGTCAGCCACCTAGCCTGTAGTGGCCCTGCATGCCCAGGGAATTGTCAGCGCAGGCTGTTACCTTGAAGGCATTGGGCTTGTTCTTGGCCAGTATCTGCGGCGCCGTATTCGGCGAAGCGCTTGATATGGTATCTGTTGAGTTCCCGAGGATAACGATATCGTCATTCCGCATCGTGAAAAAACCAGCTCGCAAGCTGGCATCCTTCGCAACCCATTCAGAGTATGGCAGATATGCAGCTGACTTCGGGATCCGGACCGTGTATGCCCCGGCCATCTGCGAGTTTATGCCTGAATTGACCTGCTGCGTGACCACCTTGTAAAAGCAGTCATTGAGCACGGTTTTGTACCAGACATCAACATTCGCATCTGGATTATCCACAGCCTTCAGGCAGTTCCAGAGCGTGATCGTTTGGCTATAGTTCGGGTTTAGCCGTGCCATATATCCGTCACCCCCTCCTGCAGGAGGACCGTTCCGGACAGGTAAGTTTTTGCGATCCTGCGGACCTCTTTACTGCGCCCTTGCCCCTGATACCGCGAAACATCATAACTGCCAGACTGGCCATCGTTCGAAAACGATGTCATGCCGGCGGCCAGCGTTTGCTCTACCTGGAACAGATATTCAGCAATCTCACAGATCGCGGCCTTGATGTCTGCCAGGACCAGCGTTGTGACAACCTCATCGATGGTGATGGTTGCAACGCCATTCGTGATGACGACAGTAGAGAGCCGGCCAAACGTGTGTCTGTCCAGCTCTCTCTCTGCCTTTGCCTCGTAAAATGGGAATTGAGCAAATGTCATGACCGCGGTCGATCCGGTCCGCCAGATCGTGTAGTCAGAAGCCGAAACTATCGCGGCCATGAATTATCCCTCCATTCGCCTAGCCGGAAATCCGGCTATTCAGATCAGATCGTGCCCTGCGCCGGATATACCACGTTGTTGGCATCGCCAGTCGTGATCCGGTTGTCGAAAGCATAGGACAAGCCGCAAAGGATTGCCCCGACCATTGCCACGCCTTTGTTTGCAGCAGTGCGGATTTCGTTTTTCCTGATGAAGGTTGTGCCAAGAGCATCCTTGATCCCCTGCAGAGCAACAGAGATCAAACAACGCTGAATCAGACCGCACTTGTTGGCCGCATAGGTAACGGTTGCTGGGATGTCGATGCCTTCATTAGCACCCTGGATGAAGCAATCTTCAACCAGGAAGCCATCGGCCTGGCCAGCGCCCAGCTCGATGACCGCATCAGAGAACGCACCAGTAAACTGGCAGCCTCTGAAAGCAAGATCGACGCAAGCGGTCGCAATCACGGCGCCTGTAGCAGCCGTGGTGGAGTTGCCGCGGAAAGAGCAGCCAATGAACTCAATACCATGCTGAGAGGCCATGGTGATGATGTCACCGCCAGCTGCAGGGCCGCCGAACTCCATGTTGATGAACCGACAGCCCATGTAGCTGATCGTGTTCGGAACAACATGGTTGCCCTCGAGCCTTGCCTTCGAACGCCAGTCCATCGAACCAACGCCGATGACGTCGGTTTTCTGGGCAAACTTGGTCAGGTTCTCGACAAGGGCGTCACCCTTGACCAGGATCCGGTTCCGAGCAGCCCAGCCGGTGGAGTTGAGCGCGATGTTGGCATGAGAGGCAGCCAAAGCAACTGCCAGAGTTTTGAAAGCAGTGCCCCAGGTGAGGCCGTTGTTCGTGTCGAGGCCAGCATTGCCATCGACGTAGTAGGTCATGTTGTAGACCATGCCATGGAGCGCAAGAGAACGGTTGAAGTTCTCCTCGATCTCGACCTGGCCATCACATTCCAGGAATCTCGAATCAATCATGTGGCGCCTCCTTATGACGTGGATTTGTGCAGATAGATGCCCTTGGCTTTGTTGTCATAGGCATCGGACAGACAAACCAGACGATAGTCAAGCAGCCAAGCGTCGGCGGCCTGATTCACATCCGGAGTGAAGAGCTTGTTGATCTTGTGCTTCTGGATCTGAAGCACCGCTTTCGGGTCAATGACCAGAAAGTTGATGTTCAAACCGGTTGCAGCATTTTTGATGAAGCTGCCAGCTTCCTGACCACCGGTCGTGCCGTCATACTGGGTGATGGCGGTGTAGAACCGGCTCTGAGGAACCTGGATAATCTTCGAGAACCTGGCCAGAACGGCCTTGGATTTGGTCGTGTCCTGATCATCAATCAAACCACGGATGGTAGGAGTGATGTACAGGATGCGGCTTGTTTCCGGAACTTCTGCCTCATCCATCGCAACTGCGGCAACGCGCAGGGCAGCGATAGCATCAGCGGCAGTCGACAGAGCAGCGCCAGCGGGGCTTGTGCCAGCCAGAGCAGCATACGAAGCGAACCGGAAAGCGTCCACTTCAGGAACGACTTTCTCGCGCTCGAAAGCCGCAGCCAGCTTGCCGATCAGGTTGATGGCGGTGTCTTCGTTGTCGACAGCGTCGATGTTGAATTTCCGGCCACGGTCGAAGTTCGCTTTGACGGTTTCCCATGCCAGGGTGATGTCGCCCGAAACATATCCGGACGTCTTGGAATAGTTCGCAAGACCCTGCAGGGTGATCTTCGGAATGACAAACTCTTCGGCATTCGCGCCATCGCGGATGTCAGAAGAATCGCCATCCAGATCCGCGGTCAATGAGGCCTGCTTGTAGACCTCATCGAGCAGAGTGGTGTACTTTTTGGCGAGCGCCAGTGTGTTGGCCATGATGTATTACCTCATCATTCTTTTTTTGCCGGGGGCAGGCCCATCGCCTTTCTAAGCGCGGCGTCCTCACCGGTTAGTACCTTGCCACCATTGGTGCCAAGTACTGGACTATTGATCGGTTCTCCGGTTCCCTTCCATTCGGGGAACTTGGTCAGAACAGCCTCAAGAGCAGCCTTAACAGCTGCCGAATCAACCTTCCCATCAGTGACCTTGACCTTTGAGATGTCGGCCATTGACAGGACCGTGTCAAGCCTGTCAGCGCGGATCTGCAGCTGGCCAGCCTGAACGGTAGCATCAGCCTTGATCAACGTAGCATCGGCTTGCTTCAAAGCTTCTGTCGCCTTCGTGTTGGCTGCCTCGATCTGGGCCTGAGCCTCAGGAGACAGTTTTGATTTGTTGGTCTCTTTGTAGGCTTTAATAGCCTCGGTTGCCTGGTCAGCTGTCATTCCCTGCTGTTCGAAGTATGACTTGAGTGCTGCCTGGCTGGCCCTGGTTGTCCGCTCCGTTGTGATACGGTCAATCTCATTCAGCTGGTCAGCAGTGAAGGTGACGCTGGCGGGGGGCGTCGCAGGAGCCGCCGGTGGAGTGGCAGGGGCAGCCGGTGGCGTGTTACCAGTGCCCGGATCCGCGGCACCGGGTGCAGCCAACAGTTGCAGGTTGACGTGTTTGAGCATAAGAAGTACCTCCGTTTAGTGTCCGTCGACATATTCCGTTTAGAGCCCGTCGGCTAGCCCCGTCTGCCTTATTCAGCTTTCGGGACACGAAAAGGCGGCCGTGATAAGCAGCCGCCTTAAACCGTTCCTATGATTGCGGAACGCCTTGTCAGGCTATTTACATCAAACCTTCCCTAATCCATCCAGCAGGATCCTGTCACGCTGCTGAGGCAATCCCAATGCCTTGCTGAGGCCGGTATATTCAGCTGATGTTACCCGGTATTTGGCGGTTGCGTTGATTACTTTTTCATTTGCTGCACCACCCTTCTTCAGCAGGTTGATTTCCTGCCGCTGCGCCCGCATGTTGGTCTCAAGCTGCCTTTGCCGCTGTAAAGCCTCGTAGCGGGTGTATTCCTTGCCCTTGAAGGTCTGAGGCTTCAACTCTGCTTCATTCATCTGGTCTAGCTGGGCGTCGGTGTAGGTCCGCACAGACGCGCCAGGAACGAAGGGCAGGTAATCGTGATAACAGTTGATACCCTTGAGCCCGCCTGCCGTACCCAGACCGCATATGCTGATCAACTGCGGCTTTGTGTAGACTTTCCCTTGCCAAAGCATGTGCTCTGGCCTTGCTCCAGAATGCCAGGTTACTTCAAAACTGTTGGTGCCCAGGTCCTTTGCCGTCTTCTCATTGATAAAGCTCATGGTCTGGTTGAATCCGGTCATTACGGCCCGCCTGGCTGCCACTGAGACCCGGCTGTGATAGCCAGAGTCGTAATCTATCCAGCGCAGACCAGAGTTGGTCATCAGGTCTATGGTGTGCTTCAGTGCCGAATTGTAGTCGAATGCAGCAGTGCCGATATCGCCCAGAGCTGCATCGAGCGTCTTCTGATAGAACGTTGTCAGATCCAGCGCTTTGAGCTTGCCGCCTTCCTGGGTAACGAAGCCCATGGACCGGGTGATATTGTCCAAAGTGTCCTTCGATTGCTTCTTGACAGACGTCATCATGTCCTGAAGCTCACGGTTTTCTGCTAATGCCGGCAGTGAGTTGCCTGTCAACTGATACAGTCCCGAATTGCGTACATATTCCCGGCCTATTGCGTCAGTGTATATGCTGTCAATCTCCAGATCCGTCAGCCGAAGAGCGACCTGGATCTGCTGCTTGATATAAGCCTCTGACTCGCCCAGCTGCCGGAGCCTGGTTATCTGCCAGTCCGCAGACCTGGTAACAAAGCCGTTGATCCGGATCCGGCGGACGACATCTTCCATGATTCTGGTCTGAAGGTCACCGAAAGCCTGCTCAATCCCCATAGGGACAAGCTCAATGTCGCCCTGGTTCATGCGTTACCAGCTCCAAAGGTGTCTGGCATCACACTTGGCGTTGCCGGCACGTTCGCTTTGGCTGTTTTTTCGTCCTCGCCGTACCACTTCATGCGATATTCCCAGGGATTCATCAACCCAGCTGCAACATCAGCCTTGTCACTGGCTTTATTTGCCTCTTCGTCGGTCAATATGCTGTCATGAAAGTCGCATTCGAATTCATAACCGGTATTGACCAGCCCATTATAGAAGGCCAGAGCGTCGACCAGATCTGAAAGACAGTCTTTCAGGTTATCCTGGATGGCGATGACCCGGTTGAACTTGCGCTTCTTGCTCGCCCGGATTTCGGTTGCCGTCTTTTCGACTTCCTGAGCTTTGGATAAGTCGCCAAAGGCCAAGCCGACTGCTGTCTCGATGTTCCGCTTGTATTCCTCGAGGCCTTCAATGAAGTCATTGCCTCGCAGCTCGGGTGAAAACTCGTGATATGGTGTGGTTCCTGTCCCGTCACCGCCATCAAGCGTCTTTACCAGGCGCTCTTTTGGTTTTGTCTTGTACCCAAGCGAATTGTTGACAGGAATAGCATCAATATCGGCAATGATTGACCGCTCTGCAGACTCGTATTCCCAGTCAAGCCGGCCATACTGTTTGTCAGCTCGTTTGATCATTCCGATTGCTGAGTCATAAATCGAAACGCCATTGAAAGAGTTGTCGATCGTGTTTTTGATCGGGTTTTTGTAGTAGCCAAAATCAGGCTTGGTCCAGCCCGGGTAACTGATCGATGCCGGCAGCTTAGCCCAGTCATCGAAAACGCCCAGGCCAACATCGATGCCCAGATCTGATTCGGAGTTGCCATGATATGCCGTGTTCGTGATGGCAAGCCCCTTGTCGCTGGCTGTGTGCCTCTCCAGTCGCCGGTAATAGTCGGTGTCACCCTTCCTGCGCAGCTCGACAAAGATCACGTCTATGAGCCTGCCCTTGCTGTCATAAGCGATCGGGATAAAGTTGCCCTGGCTGACATACTCGACCGAAGATCCCGCGCACAGAGGCT